TTATATGAATTTTTAGAGTAACTACCTAAACATTTATTTACGATTTCACATTTTGGAACGGACTGAACTCCCTCTACTCCTGCAATTAATAATTCAACTTCAGAAATATTAATTGGCATATTAAATGTCCAATTGTCTATATTAAAGTATTGTTGGAGTTCGGTAATACAACGAGTTAAAACTTCTCTTTTGTTATAACCACCATAAACTCTAATTTCAAAATCAACACCAATATTAATCACAAACCCATCCAATAAATTTACACCATCGGTTAATAATCTATATTCATTCATGTATGTTTTAAGATTTTCTTTAACCGCTCTATTAAGAGGTGATAAATTTTTGTTTAAGTTATATCCTAACACATATAAATTAATTGCGAATGGATTATTTTTTTCTTGTATATTATTTTTCTTACCAATTAAAAATCTTTGAACTTCTTCTTTGATTTGGTCTTCAGTTAATTCTCTATTTTTTAAATCGGTAATTAAACCAGTAAATTCACTCAACACATCAGGATTCGCTAGAATAGAAGATGGTGAATTATTATCCAACTCGCCATCAGGTGCACAATATGCTTTTGCAATTCCACCATATTTTGCTGGTAATGATAATGCTCTTACTTGATAATCTTTACGAGTTACTGCTCTATTTTGAGCACCAAAATTTGCAAGTGAATTTTCTCTAATTTCTTCAATAGTTTCTGCACCTCTACCTCCGGTTGCAGGAATTTCATTATCTACTGCAACTGATGCTTTCATTGAATTATATAATCGTAATTCATCAGGTGTAAAAGTTGTTGTATCATCATCAAATTCAATCCTATCAATTTTTGTCAAATCTCCTTTGGGTACATTTGAACTAATACCACCACCAATTAAATATGAAACGGCAAGTGTTGTATTAGAAGGTGATTGACCGTATGTGTTAGTTTTTAAGAAATTTGCTGGGTCAAATGATGAACCTAATTTACTAATTGATGAATTTAATCCTAATCCCACATTTTTAAAATTTGGTATTAGTGTTTCATCACTCGTACTCATACCCCCACCAAATACAAGTGTAGTTGTATTATTTTCGTTTATTTGTTTTACAAATCTACGAGAAGTTTTGATTAATTTTAATACATTTGGAACCGAATCTTTGAATTGAACTAAATCTTTATCGGTTTGTTCGGAGTTTGGATAATCTATATAAACCATCTCTTGTGCAAGATATGGAACCTCATACCATTTATTTCCATTTGAATCACGAACATCGTAAATATCAATAACATTTGTATCTGCTATTTCTATTTTAGAAAATTGTTGAGCAGAACCAAAACTTATACTTTGAGATTTTAAAGTTGCTGAAATCGCATTAACATATTTTTTAATCAAATATAAATTAGGTTCTCCTGATAAAGAATCAGTTCTATACACACTTATTTCTCTTTCATCTTCAACACTAAAATCTAACATTTCAGTTGTTCTAAATATAATAGAACTTGGACCGGATACCAACATACCTTCTTTAATTCTTAAAAAATAAGTTTCATCAGGTTTAATATCACTTCCAGTTCGTGTTGCCGGTACTAATTGGTATACCGATAATTTTGTAATTGCAGGAGATGTTACTTTGGGTTTATATCCTAAATAATTTGCAAGAGCTATAACATTATTTTTATCCTCTGCATATAACATCATTGATTCTTTTAATGAATCATCAACATAATAAGAAAGAACATCACCTATATACGATGCCATTTCAATGAATAACATACCAGGTGATGCCTCATTGAAATCGGAATAAGTTTTTGGGAAATATGTTTTTGCGTATTCAATTAGATTACGTCTAAATGATGCAAAATCTTTATTAAGATATTTTATATCTCTACCCTGATTACTTCTTCTTGTTGTACTATTTAGTGCCATTTAATTAACCTCGTATCGTAAATGTTATTTCTTCTGTATTTATTTGATTACCAACTGTAAATTGAATATTCATATTTGCTATATTTCTATCTTTCATCTCATCTGTCATTTCGATATCGATTTGTTTGATAGTAATATAAGGCAACCAATAATTTACATTAGTTGTTATTGTCTCTTCTAATCTAGTTTCAAAATCATCTGTCATTTGTTCAAAAAGTAAAGATTGTAATCCAGTACCAAAGTTGGGTTGCATAACTCGTTCACCTTTTTTGGTAAGTAAAAGATTTTTTAAATTAGCTTTTGCTTGTTCAAAGACAGAAAATGCTTGATTAAAATATCCAGTATTACCTCGTTGGACAGGTAGAGTGATACCGTAAGCAAAATCATTAAATGCTTCAGTATCTTTTACAATCTTTTTATTTAAAACATATGCCATTATTACTTATTGAACCTCTTAACTAATTGAGAGTAATCTCGGTTTAATGCTTTATCTAATGCTTCGTTTCCAGTTTTAACACCTAAACCACCTCGTTGAGCACCTCCTCCGAAATCACCATAACCCATCTTCTCTGCCATTTGATTTCTCATAGCACCCAAGCCTACTTGTGCAGTTACTGGATTATTAAATGTAAATGTTTCATCAATATCAGGTTCTGCATCCATATACGAAGGAACATAAGATGCTGCTTCTTGAATCGGTTGTTGGTATGTATCTAAAATTGAAGTACCACCACCAAGACCACTTCTTTGAGCAGAACTAAATGGTTGTGTTTGATTTAGTATTTCATTCAATACTGGATTTTTTGTAAACTCTTTTGTTGGTTTATTTTGTGTTTGTTGTCTTTCTTTTTGTAAGACAGATTCTGCAAGAGCAAAAGGATCTAATTCTTTTATTTTAGTTGTAGTTTGAATCGGAGTTTTACTTTTTGTTTCTTTTAAAAGTTTTACCATTTTGGCATTAACTTCTTCTTCCAAAATTTTTGGAAAAATTTTAGTTAGAAAATGTTCTTGTTTTTTAGCAACTTCCGCTTCTACAATTATTTGAATTAACTTTGCTAATTTTTTACTATCCATTTTTATTCGGTTTTATTCTTTATATAAATATACCTTTTATGGATTTTGTATTCTAAATAAAAAAAGGGAGTTTTCACTCCCTTTTAATTTAATTACCTTTAGATGGGAATCTAGTCCATCCATTAACCCATACAGGCTTATCTAATTCAGGTATTACTACATCTATCTCCTTATTACTCTTTGAAAGTGCTAAAGTTTTAAGTTGGTCATTTGTTAAAATTGTGGTTGCTCTACTGATAAAGTTTAGGGTAGGGTTAAATGTTCCTACTGAATTGTTTTCAAATACCGAAACTCCATCTTTTACGAATTGTGCAGTTTCATTACTTTCTAAACTCAATCCACCTTTCATCCATCCCCAAATTACACTATTCTTCATTGTAAATTGGGTTGCTCTTCTAAATCTTAAACCTAAATTATGGTTTGCCAGTGCAGTTGATACATTAGGTCCAACCAATACCATATTCAATAATTTAGGATGTGTTACTGGTTGTGCAGATGAACCAGTTCCATCATTATCACATTCCACACCATTTCCGGCATCACCACTATCTACGAATTGAGGGTCTCTCTTTGCTACACCATTTGTGATAGTTCCAGTATATCCAAAATCAAAATCAAAGTCATCATCTGCGGTTGCGAATGCATATAAGTTTTTAGGTGATACCGTTCCGCCAAAGAATTCGAATGCATCATCGTTAGCATAGATAGTTTGAACATTCTCAATGATTGTTCCACTACCTACACCACCCAAAGTTAATGCGTTGATTTCAGAGTTTGGCATTGCAGCAATTCCAGCGTATTCAATCCTTACATATTTTAGAACACCACTATTATCGAAATCGTTGGTTCCACCGAATGCTCTACCAATACCACCTTCGATAGTTGGTTCGGATGTTCTATTGGTTTTTGCTCTACCCAATATCACAATACCACCCCAATCACCAGGAGTTCTTTCACCTACTGCTTTACCAGATGTAAACACAATTGGTTTTGCTGCAGTTCCTTCTGCTATAATTTGTGCTCCTCTTTCAATACACAATGCACCTTTCTCACTTACATCAGAAATGATTGTTGTTCCAGGTTGAATGATAAGTTTAGCACCATCGGTTACATAAACATATCCTTTCAATGTCCAAACTTTATCAGCGGTTAGGGTTGTTGTTGTGTTAATAGTTCCTGTTAATGTTGTTGTTAATGGAATGTTGATAGGAGCATCATCTCCACCTAATTCTTTTTGGCAGCTGAATAACCCCAAGATTGCGAATAATACTAATAGTTTTCTCATAATGTTAAATTTAGTGTTAGTGAAATTGTTTGTTCGTTGTTTGTTTTGATTAAATTTCTGTTTTGTACTTTTTGATAATAGATTGATGATT